CATCTGGTAAACGCAACGAGCTCGATCTCTTTCGAGCCACCGTCGCTACGGGTGTATTTGGGTCCCCTGAACTCCGTGAGAAACATCCTAATGTCATGGCCCGATACCCCCATTTCGCACGAGCAATTGTCCGTGATCTGTTTCCCCAAGGTGAATTCCCCAATTTGCCCCTTCGAGCTTGGCAACAACGAGTGGTGGAAATCGCAAATCAAGAGCCTCATCCCCGAAAAATATACTTTGTTATCGACCGCGTCGGAAACGTCGGGAAAACGTATTTGGCAGGATTTTTACGTCGTAACCTCGAAAAAGTACAAATTCTCAAACCCGGAAAACTAGCTGATATGTGCCTGATGTACCGTATTGAAACGAAGGTGTTAATTGTGGATGTTCCCCGTAGCAAGAGTGAGCAACTACAGTATGCATTTTTGGAGTCTGTTAAAGACGGTATGTTGTTCAGTGGAAAGTATGAGTCTCAGATGAAGTTTTTTACCCCACCGCATGTCTTCGTGTTTATGAACGAAGAACCTGACATGAAAGCCCTATCGGTGGATAGATACGAGTACATTATTCCATTAGGATAGACAAATAAAAAACAGAACTAAGAGATGAATTAATTTAGTAAGGTTTAGGGTTAGGTTAGGGTTGGTTGGGGTTAGGGTTGGACTGAGGCGAAGCCGTCTCTGCAGCCAACCCTAACCCCGACCAACCCTAACCTAACCCTGAACCGGACTTGAACTAGCCCTCATGGAGGAGGGGTAGGGTTTGATAAATGTATGAGGGTTAGGTTAGGGTTCGGAGGCATATATCTATATGTAAGAAAAAGCGAACTTCTTGAAGTTAAAGACATGCCTTATTTGCAACTGCAAGTGGTCTTCTTCTTCTTAGTTGCAGTCTTCTTAGAACGAGGCTTCCACTTGCGGTATCCGTACCCAGCTTCTTTGCAGTATTGGCGCTGCATACATTTTTTCTTGCGGTATTCCTTTTTTTCTTCTTCAGTGTACTGACGACATGGTTCGTAATCTCCCGTTCCCTCTGGCGCGCCATCGGGACGTGGTCGTTTGGTAGGACGATCTGTGATTTCGTCAATGATAGTATCAATGGGAGCCATGTCGGAATCTATATCTTCTGAAGGAATATCAGGTTCTGCTGGAGGCAAACCGGGCAAAAAAGTTGGTAAGTCCTCTGAAGTTATGATCTTACTATTCATACCTGCTGGTGGGTTGTACACAACAGCCCCGCACTCTTGGAACTTCGTTCCGATGATATCGTTAACTTCATTCCAACTCAAACCCGGCGGTCCACAAAATTGCTGCGACGGGTAATAAATAAAATCACCCGGACAACACTTGCAGTTGTCAGTCGGCTCGCAATTGAACCCGTTTTGCGCAGCCCATTCATAACACTCAGGTGTGCACCCCTTGTCTTCGAAACGAAGCGTCCAAGAATTATGGATAAAACAGTCGTCCATGATCCCTGTTATTGCGAGTTCGCTTATGAGCGACTCCAGAGATATAAACAACGCTTCCGAAGACGTCGCAAAAATAACATTATGCCCCAGCCGAAGAAGTTACCTACCGTTGATGAGATCAGTTCTGGTGTTGCAAGTGTTGAAGGTCTTGTGCCTGGATGGGCTGTTGTCGATGGTTATGAGAGCGACAGCGATGAGAACTATGTGGCAAAGAAACCCGCGTCAGCTGATACGCCCGCGTTCACGCCTGCATATAATCCAACTGACGCATGTCTTGGAATATCCGCGATCAATAATATAACAGCTGCCGGAATGGCTGTTCCTTCCGTGACTGGTCACGATCCCGACTCTGTCGGATGGTTGACGAACCCATGGCCCACTTGGGATGGGGTTACCACCATTGATCCTTGCACAAGTACAAAGGAACAGATACTTGCATTTATTTGGCCAAATAACGAATGGCAAATGCGCGGTCTGCGCGAACTGTTTTACTCCAATGTCCCATTCGCTGACAACACTGCCCCAACACCACGCGAGATTGAATTATGGCATGAGAAAGTCATTTCTCACTATCGCGACTTGTTAGGGAAACCGTACCCCGCTACGGGTAGCCGTGAACTGTATCTACGAAGTTTTTTTAATGACCAAAGAAAGTTTTCTACTTATTGGGACATCGATTACCCCGGGACTTGTGGATCTGCTTATGGCCCTTGTGTGTCATGCGGTACCCATTCCAACACTCACTGTGGAGGAACATTTGTGCCTTCTCCTGCCGACCAGGAACCTTATTTACTGCCTGGAGAGTCCTCGGTTGTTAGCTCCGGAGGTGGAGCCGAAGGTATCTTCTTATACGAAAATGACTGGCCTTGGTGTTTATTGCTCTCTCGTGTTCTTCGAGGCATTGTCGCGGGAGAAGGAATTACGGGTCATGGTGGTCCGTTCGCCACCCGTCCCTTTTTCGGAATTTCGTTCCGATGTCCTGAAACGGGTACAACAGCCGCCTTACGAATGAAATGGAATGGCACACAAAATATCATTTGCCCTTAAAACATGAACGTCGATAAAGCATACGTCCGGTCTCTCGCTGATCCACATGATGTTCGCGTAGCGCATCCTAAGTTCCATGATGGTATCATGGAACGTACTGCCGGGTTACGTTTTCGTCAGATAAATAAAATCACCTTAGACGACACTGATGTTTCTTATGTTCTGCTTCATGCTGGCATTAGTAACTGTGTTACGTTTGTTGATAAAAACTACGATAGTGGTGTCATCGGCACACGTATGGTGCCCGCGTATACATCCCATTCAGAAGATGCAACGAATAACGCCAACATTAACAATTGGCGTTGTCTTGGTGCCCAAATTAAATTTGGTCTCTTGAATAGCCCCGATGAAAGCGACGGAATGTTCGAAGCGGTTCGTTTGTCCGCCCGTGAGGTGTTTCACATTTTGTCCAGTGAAGCTGCCACGAAACGTTATGGCATGACCAAGACAGCAGCCCAAGAATTAGCTGCGAACATGGAGAATAATCCTAGTTATATGCAAGGCAAATTACGTGATATTCACAGATTTAATTTCCGTCTTAATTACCATTCCTACGATGGAAAGCTTGACTTTAAACTCGGCAGTGTTTATGGTGATAATGACTGGGATTTTGTTTTGATCCGTTTAACGGGTCGTCAGAGTGCAACGTCTCCCTCTGTTCTGTCCGTTGATAGTTCCCAGTTGCAAGAGATTGAATATCAACGTGATGGCTCCCTTGGTCGCTTGATGACGTATACGCAACGCAAACCAGACTACGACGATGTTCTTTTCAAGATCAGATTTATGAAAGCCGGTTTTCCTACGATGTAGGAACCATAAATAACATTAAGACACTAGTGAACGGAATTATAAGTAACAACGCCATATATAAATTACCGGTTAGAAACCCCGTGAGACGATCGCGAACGGACTTATAAGTGAATCAGAGGCGCGTGTCCTCCACGCGCCCACACGCGTCCGACGCGTGTGCATTGGGGCGGCTATTTTCCAGTATTACAGCCGCCCCGATGCAACGATGCAAGAGTTGCATCGATTCTGATTCTCATAAAATCGATGTCTGTTTCAACTGAAACATCATCTTCTTCGGACCGCCCTGAAAGTACGAGCGGTTACGCGAAGCACTGGCAGTTTACCCTGAACAACTACACGCAGGATGAGTACGAACGAATCTGCGAACTCGGCGTCCACGCAACGGTTGAATATCTTATTGTCGGAGAAGAAATTGGTGCCTCTGGAACTCCTCATCTTCAGGGTCATATCTCTTTCGTGTCCCAGCGCCGTTTCCGGCAAGTTAAGAACTGCGTTTCTCCTCGAGCTCATCTCGAAGTGGTTCGCTTACTACGGAGTCACATTGAATATTGCAAAAAAGATGGGAGCTATCGGGAGTTTGGTACACCACCTTCCTCTGCGTTGGCCCCATCTGGTAAACGCAACGAGCTCGATCTCTTTCGAGCCACCGTCGCTACGGGTGTATTTGGGTCCCCTGAACTCCGTGAGAAACATCCTAATGTCATGGCCCGATACCCCCATTTCGCACGAGCAAT